ATGGATGATTTAATCCTAATACAAAAGATACAAAAAATGTTAAAAGAAAGTTACCAAAATGTTGGTGACGCCATGATTGCTGGAGGAGTTGACAACATGGAAAAATACAAGTATATGTTAGGTCAGGCACATGCCTACCAATATATTTCACAGGAAATCTCTAACCTGCTAAACAAGAAGGAGCAAAAAGAAGATGAACAATTCAGAGACCTCACAAACGTTGTCGAATTCGGACAACGAGATCCCGAAGCTTAAAAACGCTTTAGAGGAAAAATACAAATCAACAGAAACAAAAAGATTAGATCCAGAAAATATTCAAGGAGTCGTCGATGACTTACCTGAACCATCTGGTTGGAGACTTTTAGTTTTACCTTTTACACCAAAAGAAAAAACTAAAGGTGGATTAATTATTGCCCAAGAATCTTTAGACAAAGCAAGAATCGCAACTAACTGCGGTTATGTTTTAAAGATGGGCCCACTTGCATATATGGACAAAGATAAATTTGAAACTGGTCCTTGGTGCAAAAAAGGAGATTGGGTGATCTTTGCAAGATATGCAGGATCACGATTACCAATAGAAGGCGGAGAAATCCGTATTTTAAACGACGACGAAGTTTTAGGAACTATAAAAGATCCTGAAGCTGTGTTGCATTACATTTAACATAGGAGGAGACTATGCAAGAACAAGAAACACAAAATATGGTTGACATCGATACTACAGGTCCTGGTGCTGATATTGAGTTAGAAGATCAGAAACCTGAGAACGAAGTTGAAACTAAAGAAGACCCTAGCTCCGCGCCACAAGATTCTACTGACGAGACTGTAGAAGCGAGCGACGAGAAGCAAGAGACTAAACAGGAAGAAAAACCTGAACAGAAGAAAGAAGAATTAGAACAGTACAGTGAATCTGTACAAAGAAGAATTGCTAAACTAACTAAAAAATGGAGAGAAGCAGAACGTCAAAAAGACGAAGCAATAACTTTTGCTCAAATCCAAAAAGAACAAAGAGAAAAGTTAGAAAAAAAATATTCTTCAGTAGAACAAGCTGGTGTTAAAGACAGAGAAGAGCGAATAAAATCAGGTATGCAAGCAGCAGCCGCTAAACTAGCAGCAGCTAGAGAAGCGCAAGATTTTGCAGCTGAAATTGAAGCTCAAAAAGAAATAGCAAAACTAGGATATGAAGAAGCTAGACTTATAGAAGCCAAAGCAATGGCTGAAGAAGCAGTTAAATCTGCTCCAAGAGAGCAAGAAACGCCTAGAATCACGCCACAACGAACTGAAATGACAGATCCTAAAGCAGAGTCTTGGGGAGCTAAAAACAGATGGTTTGGCACTGATACTGCTATGACTTATACGGCTTTTGACATACATAAAAAGCTAACTGAGGAAGAAGGATATGATCCTTCAAGCGACGAATATTATGCAGAAGTTGATAAAAGAATAAGACTTGAATTTCCGCACAAATTTGATACAAGTTCAACTAAGGTTGAAAATAATACGACCAAACCGACACAAATAGTAGCTTCAGCGAAGCGAAGTGTAAAACCTGGTCGCAAAACCGTGAGACTCACCCCTTCTCAGGTTGCAATCGCTAAAAAATTAGGAGTGCCATTGGAAGAATATGCGAAACAATTAAAAATCACGAAGGAGGTATAAGCATATGGAAAATAAAACAGATAACAAAACTTCTCGTGCGAGTCAGTCAAGGGAAAAAAACAAAAGACCTACGACTTGGACTCCACCATCATCTTTAGATGCACCACCTGCGCCTGACGGATTCAGACACAGATGGATAAGAACTGAGGTATTAGGTTTTGACGATACAAAAAACATGTCAGGTAAATTTAGATCTGGCTGGGAACTCGTTAGAGCAGATGAATATCCAGACCATTCTTACCCTCAAGTGGCCGAAGGCAAGTACGCAGGAGTAATCGGAGTTGGCGGCCTTGTGCTGGCAAGGATACCAGAGGAGATCGCAAAAGCTCGACAAGCTTATTTTGCACAGCAAACTAAGGATCGAGATGATGCAGTTAACAACGATCTTATGAAGGAGCAGCATCCAAGTATGCCTATCAATAATGAGAGGCAGACTCGTGTAACTTTCGGTGGTACAAAGAAAAGTTAATTTTTTAACGATTCTCGGGTTAATCCCTACCATTGAATTAACATTAACCGTAAAACTATTTAATTAGTTTTACAAAAGGAGAAAAAATATGGCTAATAAAGACGCTGCTTTCGGATTGAAAGCAATCGGTAAAGTTGGTCAGAATAAAGACAATCAAGGTCTAAGTGAATATAGTATTGCAGCTTCTGCAACAGCTATATATCAAAACGATCCAGTGCAAATGTTAGCAACTGGAACTATTGGTGTAGCTGCAGCGGGGGACGTTTTATTAGGCTCACTTAACGGTGTCTTTTATACTGACTCTTCGAGCTCAAAACCTACATGGGAAAATCATTTAGCTGCATCTAACGCTGCAACAGACATCGTTGGATTCATTTCTGATGACCCTTATGAAAGGTTTGAAGTTCAAAGTGCTGGTACAGTTGCCCAAACAAACATTGGTAATTGTGCTGACATAGTATACGCAGCTGGTAGTTCACCAAACTTTGTTTCAAAAGTTGAAATTTCTGGAACAATGGCAAACACTGCTGCTCAATTAAAAATAATCGGAGTTTCAAAAGATCCTGATAATAGTGACTTAAGTTCGGCTAATCCGAATGTAGTTGTTACTATCAACGAACACTTCTTGAAACAAACGGCAGGCATATAATAGGATAGGAGAATAATATTATGGCAATATCACGATCACAACTAGTTAAAGAACTAGAGCCAGGATTGAATGCACTATTCGGCCTGGAGTACAAAAGATACGAAAATCAGCATGCTGAGATTTTCGACAGCGAGAATTCAGACAGAGCTTTCGAAGAGGAAGTAATGTTATCTGGATTTGCAAATGCACAAGTTAAACCTGAAGGTTCAGCTGTGACTTTTGACAGCGCTCAAGAAACTTTCACTGCTAGATACACGCACGAGACAATTGCTCTTGCATTCTCAATCACTGAAGAAGCGATTGAAGATAACTTGTATGACAGATTATCATCTAGATATACAAAAGCATTAGCAAGATCTATGGCGAACACTAAGCAAGTAAAAGCTGCGAATGTATTAAACAATGCATTCAGCTCTAGCTACGCAGGTGGAGATGGAAAAGAGCTTTGTGCTACTGACCACCCAACTATAGCTGGAACTTTCTCAAATGAATTAGCAGTATCTGCTGACTTAAATGAGACATCTTTAGAGCAAGCGTTAATTGATATCGCTGCTTTCACAGATGAAAGAGGCTTAAAAGTAGCTGCTAAAGGAATGAAAATGATTATTCCTTCTGAGTTACAATTTACTGCTGAGAGACTGATGAAATCAGCTCAAAGAGTGGGAACAGCTGACAATGATACAAATGCTATCAGATCTATGGGGATGTTACCTCAAGGTTATGTAGTTAATAACTACTTAACTGATACTGATGCGTTCTTTATCAAAACAGATGTACCTAACGGTATGAAGTTGTTCGTAAGATCACCAATTAAAACAGCTATGGAAGGTGACTTCGATACTGGAAACGTTAGATACAAAGCTAGAGAAAGATACAGCTTCGGCTGGTCTGACCCTAGAGGTATCTTCGGTTCACCTGGTGCGTAATCACTAGATTAACGAAAAATAAATTAGGGCGATCCTTGTGGTCGCCCTTTTTTTATGGTAGAAAGAAAAACTCATGAAAACATTTACCGTACAGATTAGATCCAGAGGATACTTCACAAAGTTTAATGTGACTTGCTTAGACAGCGAGGAAGCGTTAAATGATGCGATAGTTGACAAACTAGGACAATCTGATATAGTATGGGAACCAAGTGGATTTTACGATACCCGTAAAACCTGGATAACCTATGAGGAGGTTAATGATGCAAACACACGTTCAATCCCTTTACAAACAGAAGAAGGGTCTAGAACTACAATGGGAGCAGCACTATAACGATGAGGGTAGATATACTCTCGATATGGTTAGGATTGATAACAAAATTAGAGACGTTATTAATCACATTAAATTAGCAGAAGCAAAGCAAGCTAATTTAGTTAACAAAATAGAAGACGCTGCACCTCAAGTTTCAGTAGCTACTTAGTAAAAACGCTACTACATTACTAAAAATCACAACTTCAATACAAGATCGCTTGCACTCTATTAAAATCTGATATATAAAATTATTACTATACAATAAACTTTCACATAGACGCGTATAGTCGACGGCCTAGAGACTATGTGGAAATAACTAGGAGGATAATAATATGGCAACATCAACATTCCAAGGTAAGATTAGATCTTACGGCGGACAAGACAAATCATCAACAGCAACACCAGGCGTTGTAGTTTTATCAGAAGTAATTTCTTTTAATGCTGCAGGTTCAAATGTAGCTGTAAGAATTGGTACATCAGCAACAGCTGGTAACACATTTACTTTACCAGTAGGTGCAGTTCCAATTTCATTTTCAGTAGTAGGTGTATCAACAGGTGCAGGTTCTACTTGTGATATTGGTTCTACAGCTGATCCAGATGGTTTCTTTAACGAAATCGCAACAGTAACTAAAGGAACTCTTAAAGGAGCAGATGGCGCTTTAGTAGTAGCAGGTGGAATCACAGCTAATACTCAAGTTACAGCTTCAGCTGGAGCAACTGCAGGAACTGGAACTGTTACAGGTGTATTTACATACGCTGTAGTAGATAACGGTACTGTTGGAGAAGCACAGTAATTAAATAATTAGTGGAGCTCCTTCGGGAGCTCCTAAAATTTAGGAGAACAAAAATGAGTTTTAAAAGCGATATACAAGCAACAAGATCAACAGCAGCAGCTGGAGCAACAGCAATAGTTGCGCAACCAATAAGATTAAGAGGTATTATAATTGCT